TCCATAGTATTTAACAAAAGTTAAACCAGCATCATTTGACTTATTGAAGTTTAATGTTGCATCAAAATCTCTTAATGAGTCGTTTAATATCTGCCCAGCATATCTTTTCATATTCTCACCAGCACGATCTCTTGCAAATTTAGTCTGTAATGTTTGAACTGCCTTATCAACTTGCGATTGCATAGACTTTTTAAACTTATTATCTTCTATAAACTCTACTAGCTTATTAGCTTCTACATCATCTGAACTAGCATAGATTCCATTTATAGTTTGTCTTAATTCTTTATCTAAATCTGCAAAGTCTGAACCAACTAAAGTATTCTGATAAACCTTTTCTGATAATCTTCTTGTAAATGTATTTGATACATCTTTGAACTGTGTAAAGTATTGTTGTTTAAGATTCTGTACTAAAGCTAAATCGCCTTTTGTAAGTTCTTGAAACTCAACAGGTATATTACCTATTCTCTTAAAAGCTTTCTCAATTCTTTTAGCTTGTTTATTAAAACCCTCTCTAACAACTCTATCTGCAAAAGGTAAATATTCTTTTTCTATAATAGCTTTTATTTTAGGTCTGATTGCAATAGCTGATTGTAGTTCTATTAACTTACCATCTTGTGTAGGTAAATCTTTACCAGCTAAAGATATAACTTCTTGTTCTATTCTTCCTAATGCTTTTGTAAGTTCTTTGTAATATTTAGCTTCTGCAAGTTCTATTTGCTTGATACGATACTCTGTTGCTTCTTGTACTATATCTGCCATTCATCTAAATTTCTTCTTGCTCTACTTCTTGATCTTCTTGTGCTGGTTCGTCTTGTGTGAACTCGCCTACTTGACTATTAGAATCTATCTCATCAAAGATATTATTTAACTTCTCATCATCATCAACTACTGCTCTTGCTATTTCTTTGTCTATCTCTTTACCTAAAGTTGGAGATGGAACATTGATTGCTTTTGCTTGTTGGTAGAATAATAAATCAGTTGCGTAATCTCTAATGTTAAATGAATCAGGGTAATTAATCTCTCCGTCAAATGGTGTATCTTGGAACATACTATATAATCTAAATAGTTGTTCTTCTGCTATTTCTAAATTGTCAGCTTTCTCAGATAGTCTAGCATTTAACAATTCAAATTCTGTTTGTAGTGCTACACCACTAGAGATATTTGTTTTAGTAGTTCTTACTGCACCAATATGTGCAATTCTATTTATTGAATTAACTTTGCTTTCGATTGAGTCCATTATAGATGATAAGCTAGACCCTGATGGTTGTAGTAAATAAGGTTTTAGATTTGGTTCTAATTCATCAGGCATTTCTATAACTGCACCAGCACCAGCAGAAGCATTAACACTTGGAGTCTTAACTAATGATGGGTGGTTTGTTAATCTGATTAATTGTTCCATTTCTGAGTATTCATTGTAAATAGATTTTTGTAAGTCAGCTATATCTGTAAGGTCAGATTGACCAATTCCCCTTTTGTGACTTTTGGAATTGTATAAAATAACTGCTGGTATTTTGCCAATCTGATTATCGACAGTATCTATTATTCGTGGTTCTTCTCTTTCAGGCATATACAAAGTATCAATTCTATCAGGATACCAAATTCTCATATATGTTCCACCATCTCTATCTACTTCTTCTCTTATTTTTAAGTAGTTGAGTTCATACTTTCCGTTAGGTTTTCTTTCAAAATTCCAATCAAAAACATTTTCAGGTGTTACGATTGAAACATAAGGTCTTATGTCTTGTTGTAATTCTTCTGCTCTAGTGCTTGTTTGAATATTAGGCTTATCTAAAATCATAAAACAATGACCATAGATTGATGCGTAATTCTGTGCTTGTTTAACTACATTACTTAAACTGTTACCCTCTAAGTCTGCGTCTTTTAAAAAGTTCTCTAAGCTTTGTTCATCTGCTAAAGAACCAAAGTTTCTTGATGGTTTTACTCTAAATAAAAATGATGAATAAATTTGAATCACATTCTTACAATGATTATCGCAAGGTGTGTTAGCTAGTCTTTGATTAAACTCGTTATCTAATTCTAAATTATATCTATTTAAGTATTGACCAACCATATAATCGTAACCACCATTATAAGACCTAATATAATACTCCCAATTATTAATTGTTTCTTGATAGTCTTTGTGTACTGCGATTGCTTGATCTCTTGTGTAACTCATTATTTAATTGCCCATCTCGTAGGTTTTGAAAATTGCATATTACTTGTAAGGGGTTTTATATAATCAATTAAATAACCTAGTGCATCATTCATATGGTCAAAACCTTGTTCCTTATCAGGAATATTTGTGTTTTCCTTGTATATCTGTCTTTGTAAACCTTTTATCATTGTTTTACAAGATTTTGAAACAAAAATATGTCTAACACCTTTAGAATCTTTTAACTTTGCATTAACAGCATTTACTCTATCTCTAATAGACGGGTGCTTGTGTTTAACTTTTACTTTGAAACCAGCATTTTGCAATATAGATAAATCAGTTCTACCACCAGCAGATGTCTTTCTTTGTCTTGAAGCTGGGTCAGGATATATAAAGATTTGTGCTTTAGAACCATATCTATCTCTTATCTCTTGGCACATTTCATCAGTATTACTTGAATAAATAATGATTTCATCTACTGCATATATCTTATCTTTTTCTATTTGCGTTACACAAGCTGACATTGGGTCTACGTTAAAGTCCATTCCAATATGTAAAGGTTTTTCCCAATCTATTTTTCTGTCTATTACTGAATCAACAGGGTGGAAGTTATAATAAACACTACCAGCATAATTCTCAAATGTACCCTCAAACTCTTGTCTAAATGTTCTTATATCTATGTCTTGTTTAGCTTGTTCTATTTCTGCTTTAGAAACCATACCACCTTGTATTGTAGTATATTGATAGCTTCCCCAATGGTCGTCTTGCTTACCTTTAAGATACATCTCATAACTCCAATTACCATAACCTTTAGGAGTTCCACACATTAAAACATCTCCAAGTGTATCAGCAACAGATGCTCTTAATACTTCAAACCAAGTTCTTTTATCTATATCTGCGAACTCATCTAATATTAAAAAGTTTAATCCTGTACCTCTAAGTGCATCATAATTATCAGCACCTTTTAATGAGATAACACTATTAGTTTTTCTTATTCTAATAGACATTGTTGTTTCGTTAATATCGTCAATCCAATTAAATTGATTAAGCATTTCTTTTAGATTCGACCAAGCTATCTCTTTAGCCATCTTAAATGTTGGTGCTACATACCATATTTTCTGATTTGGCTTAGATGCGTATTTCATCATCTCAGTTATACAAAGATAGGTCTTACCGAATCTTCTACCTGATATTAGGACTCTAAATCTTTTATTACACGAACTAACTTCGTACTGAGGTTTTGTTAGTTTGATTTTCATAGCAACCAAAATTTAAAACAATTTTGTCTTTTTCTACCTCTGTTCTACCTAAATCTTGTAGTATCTCTTTGCTGATTTCATAACCTTTGATAGCACAATCATAATGATTATTAAAACTATTAATTTCTATTGGGTTTGAACAAGATAGTGCAACAGCAGAACAGATTTTTAATACTAAAGCATACATAGTTCATTTCCTTTTATAATATCTTCCTTTGACTCTCTTTTTCCATATCCACAAAGATATTTTGGATAGTGTAACCTCTAGTTTTTTTAACAGCCAATCTATCATTTATCCTACCCATAATTCCTTTAGTCTAAGATTATTTTCTTAATTGATTTAGAACCATCAATATTAGTTTCAAGTTCTACTTTAGATTTAAGACATTTATAATCTATATTGTCTTTTACTTGCCTCATAGATTCACGTCTGTGCTTCATACAAACAGACATAGACTCTTGTATTCTATGCTCTTTAATCTCACCATTAATAAACATTAATAATACTACTGCAACTGTTTCAATCATTAATGCCCGTTCCCGTTCTTTCTAACTTTGTCTTTAAGATTCTCTACATCAGCTAATGCTTTTTCTAACTGTGTTTTAAGAAATTCTATATTAACTTTGTTAGTCATATTCTGTTCTTGGTTTTTAATTAACTTCTCTACATCTTCAAATAAAGACTCTATTAACATAAACTGTTCTTGGTCAGTTGGTTTCTGTTCTGACTTTTTAAGTAAATCAGCTTGGAATAGTTCTCTTGATGTTTCTAAAGATGTAAGTCTAGCTGTAACTTCTGTATATGCAAAGACACCCATAGCAACTGCAATAACGATACCAACCATATTTTTAATTGGCATAGCAACTGATGTGTTCTCTGATACTTTCATTCGTAACCTCTTACAATCCAATCTATAATCTTCTTTAGAATCTTTCTAATCTTTATCATATCTTAAATCCTTTTTTCCAACTTTGTATTGCCCAATAAGCTGGGCTTAGATTCTTCTGACCTTTTACCTTAGCCAAAATGGGTCTAAATCTAGCAAAGAAACTCTTTTGTCTAGCTGGTATGTTCTTCTTGATAGACATTGTTTTCGAACCGAAATTTACCTTTTGTACTCGACCTGTTCTTCTATTCTTAACAAATACTTTGAACTTCTTTACATCACCTCTACTAGGTTTATTGAGTCTAACTGTTCTTCCTTTGTACTTTGCCATAAGTAGGTA